AAATCCCTCGAAAAGGGCTTGAGTTGCTTTTCCTGACTCCTCCAGAGAAACACCGAGTCCTCGACTATTAGCTTGAGCGGTTTCAATAACACCAGTAAACCCACGACCGGCACCTGTTGCAGCAGCAAAACTTGCAGCAGTACTATCAAGTGCTATAAGATTTTTAACCATAGATTCAGCAAATGCGGTAAATACTCCCGCCATTGCATTTGTAATATTAAAGGTTGAAACAAAGGCTCGAGCAAATTCTGCTTGTTTTTCTTCGTTGTCTTTTAAGCTTTCTGCGAGTGCTTTTGTGCTATTAACTAATTTAGCTGCACCTCTGTTACTCATGCCAATATGTGTAGCTATGCTTTGGAAAATGTCTCGATATTCTTTACCCTCATTTGTTGAGATTTTAATCAGTCTTTCATTATCTTCTTGAAGTTTATTTATCTCTTTCTGTGCTGCTGCGATGCTTCCATATTGCTGAACAAGTTCATCTGCTCTCTCAGATAAAACAGCATTTTCATTTAATCCTACCTCTAGCTCAGTTTGTAAAAGCTTTAATCTTTCTCTTTCAATCTCAAGGGCTGCTCGATTAGACTTTTGAAGATCCCCTTGTGAATCAGCAATTCTTTTTCTAAGTTCAGCTTCTTCTTTGAGTCGTTGTATTTCTTTATCTCTAGCCTGTCTACCTTCTGGTGTAGATGTATCAACAGCACCTTTTTTTTGAAGACCCGCCTGTTCAAGTTCCGACTCATTAAGGTCTGCTAAAGCATTAATTAAATCTTGTTTATTATTAATTGGAAAAGCCACTTATTAATCCTCGTCTTTAAATGGCCATTTAATTCCGGTTCTACCTTCAAATTCTCGAACGGTTTGATCTAATACGATCCTGTGTTTATTAGTCATTGGATGATCTTTACCAAACTGAGCATAAGCCTCGAGATAATTCTTTTCAGCCATAATTGCATTAGCATAAGACTTGACATCTTCAACTTCACCACAGATAACAAACTTAAGACCTTGTTCTTCCTCATTTAAGTTAGCAACAGTATTTACATCTTTTCCATAGATATATTTTAGCAAGGTTTTATTCCATGCACCAAAAGCCTTCATCCAAGACTCGGTAAGCAAACGAGGATCTCGTGTTAGATCAATCTTCATAGCAAGCACTCCATAACATAAATAGTTTCATAAAAAAAATGCCCTCTCGGGCATTATCTTCATTTCTTCATTGCTTTTTCATATGCCTTGGCCTCATCTTCATAATGTTTCTGCAATCTTTTTACAAACCAATTGCGGAGCCCAACGGGCAAATTATAAGCTTCAATGAAAGACCAAGAGCCGTGATGAGTCAGGAAGAAAAACTGCTCATACACCGCCTCCATATATTTATCTGTCAGGCCAAAGAAAGTCTGCCCCGAAGGGCACCTCCAACTCCTGTTGGTGGCCACAGTTATTGCACTCAAAGTCTTGAGCAACTTTAACATCAGGAGAGACCATACTATATGCTGAACGGAGATGACGGGCATCACGAAGAGGCATATTATCAACATAATGATCAATGGTACTTTGATCATGAATATTTTCAACAGAAACAATCATTCGTTTATATTGATCTGTCATTGTAGTTTCAGTCATACCACCTTTTGCTTTGTTTTTGCTCAATTGACTAATATATTTCTCATCTTTTCCAGTTAGAAGTTTTACCTCGACCGTAAACTTACTAAAAGGCATCTCAATCAAAAATGTTCCATTATCGGTCTTTTTTATACCAAGTTCTTCATCATACTTTGACTCAAGCATTTTGGGTTTTGAAAGATCAAAATCCATCTGTGCCTTTGTCCCGCAGTTCGGGCATTGAACCTGAGCTTCATATGTCTCGCCATAGCCTGATGATCTAGCAGCGATTAGAATTGCATTCTTATCTCCGATAAAAAGATCTTCAATTTTGATACTTGAATCACAGATAATATTCTGCATGAAGCGATCTACTGCAATACCTTTCTTTAAAAGAGTGGCCGATGTAAGAATGTCTTCTTCTTTTGCGGTCATGTATTTGATTTCAATAACATCTTTACCACACAATGGATGGCCCTCAGCATATCCCATGCCTCTAGATGGTAGCTCAACAAACTCGGTTGGGGCAACAAAGTTTAATGGAGACATAGCTGTAGCCGCTGGTGCTTTAGTTTCTGGTTTATCGTTAGCACCTAAACGATCCATGTTATTTCTAACTGACAATTTTCACCTCTGATTTATTGTGGTTCTGTAACCTCGGCCCAATCATATGAAATCCCTATCTGAATTGTAACAAGATTGTCCGATTCGTAGTCTAGTTCTCCAAAGTTAATTGATTTAACAAATGCACCATTTAATTTCCAAATCTCAATAGGTTCACCTTCGGCATTTAATTGATAGATTGTAAGGAAATCAAGGTAATTGTTAGCACCTTTGGATATACCATCATTGTTTTCAAACTGATCTGGATAAACATAGCCAGTGGCTCTTAATTTATCCAACAGTTGTTTTGTTTTTCTTCCAGTATCTACAATGGTGATGGTTATATCATTCCATGTAACGATACTGGGATATTTAAATTTATGATTAACTAATTGATGTTCAGTCGAAGTGACCTCAAATGAAGGCTTTGTAACAGATTTTGCCCAATACCAAGTAGGCTCATCATCTTCACTTATAATGAGAAAACGATATTGCCTAGTCGGTTCATTTGCTTCTGGGTCTGTCCAAAAAGCCATTTAAACTCCATTAGTTGTTAGGGGGATTGTAGCCTGGGTCTGGACCATTAGTGGCACCGGCTTCAAAGTAAGTGCCCTCAAAATCTGGATGATCTGGTGTAAATTGACATGTTGCCCAGTCATAGCGGATACCAAGTTCAACAGTTCTGAGTGCATCATCTTCATATGCAAGATCACCAAATTTAACTGATTTTATAAATGGTGCTTTAAGATCCCATCTTTCAATTGTTTGCCCCTCAGCATTCAATACTTGAATCTTCATTTGTTGCAAACCAACTTCAGTTGCTTTCTTTTTAGAGATCGTTACTCTTTGTTCAACAGAATCAGCATTTGATGGAATCATATATCCTGAGTCTACAAGATATTGATTGGTTGTTGCAACAGCATCAGGAGAAACTGGGTCAACCAAGGTTAATGAAACCTCGGTCCAAGATACTTTGCCGGGGAAATAGTATTTATTTCCTAAGAATGAGTGTTCTACTTCGCCTACATCAAAAGAAGGTGTAGTTACACTTTTCGCCCACCAGATAACACTGTTAGATCCCAGACCTATCTCAACGATAAATCTAAATCCTCTTTTTGGTTCTACCTGTGCGGAATCGGACCAGAATGCCATAATTAATACTCCCTTTTATTGTAATTAGTATTCATTAGAATTGAACACCTGATCTTGTGATAATAAAGTCCACAGCGATGAACTCGATAGCACGGGCAGGCTTAATAAAGACCTTTGCATATAGAATGTTTCTATCAACTAGGTCTGGTGTGGTTGTAGAATTATCAAGTTGTACTTTATAATCAACGATACCACCTTGTGACTGAATTGTTCCAAGAACTCTATTTGCTCTTGTGCTAAATCTGTTCCAAGTTGCTTCGATGTTGTTATCGAAAAGAATAGTATCAGCAATCTCGCCAATTCTCTTCTTGACAAAAATCATCAAACGACGAACATTAATGCGATCAAGAGCACTAGGAATTTGTTGAAGGGTCTTCTGACCAAAGATAACAAAGTCTCCCTGAAGTCTTGCGATTGGGTTAATGTCTGTCTCATACAGATCGTCACGATTTGCTTTATTTAGTGTTTCGGCTACTGAAGTAACAATAGGTCCATTGGCACCACCGAGTTGACTGATTCCACCTCGATTGAAACCAGCGGGGGCAAACCAAGGATAAGACAACTTTTGCGACTTTCCGATGGCACCAATCGCAGCAACGGTTGGAGGAACAGCAACAATTGTTCCGTTACCGCCGGGATTATTCACACGAACCCATGGGTGATAAGCAGCAGCATAAGAAGAATCAAAGTTTCTTGCTCTTGCAAGTGTGATAACATTTAGAGCGGTTCCAGCAGATTCAGTAGAATTAGTTTCAGAAGATGGAGTGTAAGCACCCTCGAGGTCATA